GATCCCGAAAGATCACCCCTCACCCAAGAACAAAGGTAGTAATTAATTCGGGATTTGCAATGAACCATTTTATCTCAATTCAGGCCGCAGCCGATGAGTACGGCATTTCGACACGTTGGATATGGAAATCGATTCGAGTGGATCGGACACTCGGCACAGTCGTCCGCAACGGGCGGATCTATCTGCGCCGCATCGAGTGGGAGGCATTTGTCGAACGGCATCCCCGACTGATCGAAGAGTGGCATGATTTACATGCACACCGACAATACCGCTATATCGGGCAATGAAAAAGAGCGAAAAGTTGAAAGAATCGTCTCCCCGATAGGCGATCTTTGCATATATGGGCAAGCTCACGATCAAACAGGAAAAGTTTTGCAATAAGTACCTCGAATGCGGTAATGCGTCCGAGGCATATCGCTATGCTTACAGATGTTCGAACATGAGCGATAACACGGTATGGAATAATGCCTATCTGCTATTACAAAACAGCGAGGTTGCAGCGAGGATCGAATATCTGAAAACTCACCTTGCCGAGGCTGCGGGCATCTCGGCCTTGCAGATCATCCGCGAGCACCAGAAGATCGCCTTTTCGGATGCGACCCGCATTCGTAACGGCTGGATGTCGCTTAAAGAGTTCGAGTCGCTCACGGACGATGAGAAGGCATGTATAAAGTCGATCAATACCAAACAGGTCAAACGGATCGCTTCGAATGGCGATGAGATTGTCGAGGAGTTCGTGAAGATCGAGTGCTACGACAAGCAGAAGAGTCTCGACAGCATCATGAACATGTTGGGTTACGCAGCGCCGAAGGAGGTGAAACTATCCGGAAAGATAGAAAATCCTGCCGTCGCTCCCGTCGTCATTCAAATAGACGCGGAGGATGCGTTGTCGATCGAAAAAACACCGCCTGCCGATGCATCGTCTGCCTGACATCCGCACCTATCGGGGGAAAGTGTATCGTTACCTCATGTATCGGTACATGCAGTACAGGGAACAGGATGCGGTGTTGAAGATTTTTAATGAAGGGTCGAGCCGTTCGGGGAAGACCTACGATGCCTTCGATTTTCTGTACGACATCTGTACGCTCGCACTATCCCCGCTCAATATCTTCGTATATCGAAATACGTTGCAGGCCTGCAAGGAGATCACCCTTGCCGATTTCCGCAAGAAACTGACCCTGCGCGGCGTCTACGATCCCGATGCGATGCGCAGCGAGAATCAACATCCCGACTACTATATCAACAACTCCGTGATCCATTTCCGCGGATTGGACAGAATGGATAGCCGTGAAGGATACGATTGCGACATCATCTACATCAACGAGATGCTGGACGACATCTCGAAGCAGCAGTACAAAAATATCACGATGCGCTGCACGACGATGGTCATCGGCGACTGGAATCCCAAATATACCGAACATTGGGCCTTCGAACTGGAAGGGCAGCCGCACACCTATTTTACGCACACGACATACAAAGACAATCCGTTCTGCCCGCCTGGGGTCATACGAGAGATCGAATCCTATGAACCTACACCGGCGAACATTGCTGCGGGCACGGCCGACGAGTGGCGATGGAAAGTCTATGGATTGGGAATCCGTGCGGCGAAAGAGGGCCTTGTCTATCCGAATATCGACTGGATCGATGAATTTCCGTCCGACCTGGAAAGGGTCGTGTTCGGCCTCGACTTCGGATTTACGAACGATCCTACGGCACTCGTCCGTCTGGGGCTTCGGGGGCTTGATCTATACATGAAGGAAGAGTTTTATGCCCCCTGCTCCGATTCGGCCTTGCTCTATGATGCGATAGAGGGGACAGTCGGGCGGATGCCCATATTCGCCGACTCGGCGGACAAATACGCTAAAAATCCCGACTCGATGGTCGACGGCCTGCTGCTGCGCGGGCTCAGCGTGGTGAAGGCGAAGAAATATGCCGGTTCCGTAACGGACGGAATTCACATGGTCAAATCGTTCCGCCTCCATATCGTCCGAAGCCGTAATTTCCAAACCGAGGCCAATTCCTATGTGTGGGATTCGGTGAACGGCATTACGATCAACCAGCCGATCGACAAATTCAATCACTTGTGGGATGCGGCCCGATACGCTGTAATGGAGTATCTCTATTGGGTCTGCAACCGCCGAAAATGAAAAAACAGCGAAAAGTTCGGAGGACCCTCTTTTATCGCCCTTACATTTGCTTCAAAGGCTATGTGCAATGAGATTCAGCTTGAAGTGGCGAAGTAAAAGTCAGGACTTGACGACGAAATCGGAGTGCGGAACTCCGACAGCGGAGGAACAGCGGTTCGTCTCTGTGCGCGATTTTCTCTCGGCAATGGGATTGGGCAGCGGTAGTACGATCAACTGCGACACCGTTGCCGGACAGACTATCGCTTACGCACGGTGCAGCGCGTTGTTTTCGGTCGTGACCAAGAAATCCGCGGCAATTCGCAACGCCCGCTGGTGGGCTGTCGATCCGTCGGATGACGCTCGCCAGGCCGCAGGTCGCACGGAGGAACTGAACAGGTGGAAGCATCCGAATGACTTTCAAACGATCGAGGATTTCACGGCGATGATCGAAGCCTTCAAGGATATTTACGGAAAAGCCTATATTCTTCGCTGGGAGCCGGTCGGTGTGCCCACGGCCTACGAACTCTACGTGATTCCGAATCCGCTTGTTCAGGAGGTGACGACCTCCGAATTCGCCGGTTTCCGGCCCGATCCGCAGATCGATTATTATATGGTTTCGATCAACGATTATCAAATTCGTGTCGATCGGGATCAAATGTTCGTCGTGCGGGATTCGGCCTATAATCCGAATATCTTCGGAGCATCGCAGTCGCGTCTGTCAGCCTTGCAGAACGCCGTCAATCCTTTCGTGTCGTCATTCGAGGCGCAGAACGAACTCATCATCAACAGAGGGGCATTGGGTATCATCTCGTTGAATAGCGAGGATTTCCGGACATCCGTGTTGCCGGAGAACAAGGAGGATCGGGAGCAGGCACAAGCGGCCCTGCGGCGATACGGCGTGATGAAGGGCCAATATAAGTACATCGTGACCGGATTGAAGGCTGCTTTCGTGCAGATTTCGGCCAACATGAAGGACATGAATCTCACGGAGGTGCAGCGCAATGCCAAGAAGGAGATCGCCGATGCCTATCAAGTGCCGTATGTACTGATCGACACCGAAGGTACGACCTATGCGAATCTTACGGCGGCCGAGGTCAAATTGTACAACGATGCGATCAAACCGGATGCAGAGCAAATATCGGAGGTATTGAACGCGGCGCACGGGTTCGACGGATTCCGCATCGTTCCCTATTTCGATCACCTGTCGATCTTCCAGGAAGCGAAGCGGCTGTATGCCGACTCGCTGACGGCGGCCGTGACGGCTGCCAGCAACGCGATCGCCTCCGGTCTCATTACCGAGCAACAGGGGAAAAACATCATTGCAAACATTCTGGAATAATGAACAAACTACTGTATAAAAAAGTCATGAGCCGCGGCGGGGCTTTCAAGCAAGCGCCGATATTGAAGGCCGATGTCGTGGACGAGGAGAAACACATCATCCTCGTGAAGTTCTGTTCGTTCGGAACGGTCGATTCGGACGGCGACATGCTGATGAAGGGCTGCATCAGCAAGAGTATTCAGGAGCGCGGGCCGGCGTCTGCGACGAACCGGAAGATACAATTCCTGTGGCAGCACGAGACGAAGAACCCGATCGGCCGCATCCTGTCGATCGAGGAGAAGGACGACGGCGGATACGCCACGGTGCAGCTCTCGGATTTCGATGCCGTGCCGGACGCTTGCCGCGCATGGGTGCAGATGCACGAAGGGGTGCTCAACCAGTTCTCGATAGGCTATCGGTATGTATGGGACAAATGCGATTACGATCCCGACCTCGACTGCCTGATCGTGAAGGAGATTATTCTGCACGAGATTTCGGTCGTCACCTTCGGCGCCAACGAGCACACGGAGTATATCGGCGACATGAAAGCCTTGGACGACATGGAACGATATGTCAAGGCATTACGGGAGACCGCGCCCGATGAATACGAAAAAGTACACAACAGAATACTGTCGATGTTCAAAGCCGAGCCGGCCCCCGCGCCACTCACTTCACGCAGTTCGGTATTCGAAAAATTAGGTCAAATCAAAAACTGAAAAACATGGCATTCAAATTCAAGAAATTCGAACTGCCCGACAGCGGAGAGTTCTCGGATGTGGATCGCAAGGGCATGGAATTGCTCGGCAAGCACATCAACGACCAGCTCGAAAGGCTGGCCGAGGGGATCAAATCGGAGGAAGAGATCGTCGAGTCGGTAAAATCGTCGCTCGGGAAACTGGGCGTGTCGGCCGAGAAGATCGAGGAGATCGAGAAGGCTCTCAAGGAGCAGGGGAGCGAGATTCGCCGTTCGATGAGCGGCAGCGCCGGCAAGGGCCGCACGATCCGCGAGCAGGTCAAGGCGTTCCTTTCGAGCGACGAGGCGAAACGCGCTTTCGCGGAGAAACGCAATACGGCGCTCGAACTGGAGATCAAAGCGGCGGCTACGACGATCACCGTGGCGGCCAATACCGCGGCGGTTGCAGCGCTCAACACCGAAGTAGACCGCACGATTCATTACGCGCCGAGCGAAGACACGCGCGTCGTAGAACGGTTGTTCAAGGGCTCGACCAACTCGCCCAATATCACGTGGGTGGATCGCAAGCCCGGCAACGGCGCTCCTGCATTCATCGCCGAGGGGGCCTTGAAGCCCGCTATGGACTGGTCGTATGTCCCTGAGACGTCGACGGCGAAGAAAGTGGCCGTATCGGCCAAAATCTCCTACGAGATGCGCGACGATTTCGACTATATGCAGTCGGAGATCGACAACATGCTGCGCACGTCGCTCGTTCAGGAACGCACGAAACAGCTGCTCACCGGTGACGGCACGGGCGTGAATTTCAAAGGCATCTTTACGGCTGCTGCCACCTATACGGCCACCGCGCTCGACGGGACGGTCGAAATGGCGAACAAGGCCGATGCGATCCGCGCAGCGATCCTCCAGATGCGGAACCTGAACTTCTATCCCGATGTGGTGATGCTCAATCCTTCGGATCGGGCCTCCATCGACCTGACGAAGGATTCGACGGGTCACTACATCTCGGACGAGCTGTTCCGGCTCATCCGCGGGGTGGAGATCGTGGAATCGACCTACGTCAAGGCCGGCGATTTCCTCGTTGCCGATACGAGCAAATGGAACGTTCGCCCGTACAAAGGCATTCGCGTCGAATTCGGGTGGGTCGACGACGACTTCCAGAAGAATCTCTTCACGGTCATCTGCGAGGAGCGTCTGCACTCGTACTTCGCATCGGTCGATCAGGGGGCGTTCGTCAAAGGCGAGTTTGCGACCATTATCGCCGCCTTGCAGAAACCGGCAGCCTAGTCTTTGAAGGTGGCAGCCTAAGTCAAACATGTTAAACGAAAAAGAATATGGCAACGAAAGAAGAAAAGACCAATGTGGACTTCAACGATCGCGTGACGGTCTACGGAACCGGCGGCCCCGGCAATACGCTGGAGAAGGGCAAAGCCTATAAGGTGCATCCCGTACATGCCAAGACGCTCATCAAGTTGGGCCGCGCCACCGAGAAACGGTGAAGTAATTTCAGGACGCAGGGGTTTGATCGCCCCTGCGCCCGCTAAATACATTTCCCATGATTATCGACAACACCTATTTCGAGAAGGATCCGATCTACATCTCCGGCATCGCCAATCGGAAGGACGACAAGCCGACGGCGCTCGCTCAGACACTCATCGATTCGGCGAACTCCTACATCGCCATTTACGAGCCGATATTTCTCCGCAATCTGCTGGGTGAGGCACTGGCGGCGACGGCGGAGGAGAATCCGCAGATCGTTGCGCTGCTCAGAAACGAGGCGACCAAGACCTCGCCCATTGCGAACTATGTCTATTTCTACTGGATGCGCACGCATACTACGGTCGGCACACCGGCCGGCGAGAAGGTGCAGCGTGGGGAATATTCGGACGAAGCGAGTCCGCGCATCCGCGCCGTAGAGGTTTGGAACGATATGGTGCGCCAATGCTGCGCTCTGCGGCCGAAGCTCGTCGAACTGGGGGCCGTGCCGGACTATTGTTCGGCAATTTTCGAACCCGCAAACTTATTCGGATTATGATCGTCAAATCGACCGATACCGTTCGGGACATCATCATCGGCAGGGCGGCATTGTTCAACCTCGAAAGCCGTAGGTTTGCAGAAGAGATCAAGAGACGGGCGGAACCGGAATGCTGTGTACTGCATCGGCGGTGGCTGCCGGACAGGCGTATTGCGGCCCGCGATCCGAAACACATGACGATGCGCGATCTGGCGGTGCTGAACGCGACGAACCGCTCCACCGATTACTTCGTCAACGTGTTGTCGCAAATGCTCGGCATCCCGAAAGAGAAGGTCGCGGATTTGCGGTTCATCCGTGCGTACCGCTACTTTCTGCACTGCATGGACACGCTCGCGGCCATCTCGAAGAGATTCGCCGATCTGAAAATCGAACCGACCGACGAGGAGCGGCAGGCGCAGATCGACCGCCCCGACCGAGGCATCGCCGCCGTGGTGCGCAAGTACGTGCAGATCATGAACGGCGCCGTATCGCCCGCGTCGGTCTACGGCATGGAGTGGAGCGTCGTCTACGAAGCCTTCGAGTCGACGACGAACGACGTGATCGAGCAGCGCAATCTCAGCAGGATACAAACCTCTAAAATCAAAAGAAGATGACCGACAACAAGGAATACGAGTACAGGGTCGTCGGGCAGACGCCGCCGGCCCGCCGTATCGTGGGAGTGAAGATAAACTCGCTGAACGACCATATCGACAAGGCCGCCGGGGCGTGCGGCTTCGGTTCGTATATCTATGCCCGCCTTAAAGAGACGAACTACATCCTGGGAACGATCACGGAGTATCCGGTCGTCGTGCGGCAATTCTTCGAGATGATCACGCCGACGGATCTCGATGGCGTCTACAAGCGCGCCTCGAAGTTCCTCTTCTGCGGCGACCTCGGCGAAGCGGAACCCGATACCGCGACGCAGGTCATGCCGATCGTCGAGGAGATGATCGACCGCTCGGCGGAGTTTTTCGAGGCATTGCGGGATCGGGGAGTCGAGGTGCAGGTCACGAAGATCACCCCGTTCGCCGCCCGATTCGATCAGCTGGTCTGCGGAGTCGAATGCGAGGCGACGATGACCTATTCGACCTGCAACAATGGATAGGATCGACAAGATACTGCGCTATTTCGATCCGCAGCGATTCATCGAGGTGTGCGAAGCGCGGTTCGATACGCTGCGCACGCAGGTCGTGGCGAATCTGCAAACGAAGACGGGCAGCAGCGGAAAGCGGGTCAACAGCCTCGGCGTGCCGGAGTGGGCCACGGGCGCGACGGCGGCATCGCTCCAAACGCAGGTCGAACAGAACGACGACGGTTTCGAAGCGGCGTTCGTCGGCCGGCAGGGGATCGCCGGCGTCGATGAGGGGTATTCTGCGGGCGATGTGCAGGCGCAATACGCCTCCTTCGATGCCTTTCTCCTTGCGATCGAACGATGGGCGCAGGCCAAAGAGGGGCTCTACGGCATCGAGGAGATCGACGCCTACGCCGTGGCGGCGAACGTATGGAGCAAGGGCACGGTGCTCTACCGCGAGGGCGGCGGTACGGAGATTCTGTTCGACCTGTTGCAGCCGGCCGTGGACGACATCGACCGGCAACTCTCCGAGCAGCTCGACCGCAGCGTGTTTACGATGTTGAATGAAACAATCAGTGATTATGCCTAAATATAGATTAACACCCGCCATTTCGCTGGCGAGAAACTACAATACGGTCGGAGTCAGCGAAGCGCCGACATACAATGCGGCCGTTGTCAAAGTCGGCGGCTATACGTTGGTGCGTTCGATCATCAACGGTTCGGCCGTATTCCCGATGGACGATCTGTTCGAAATCATCGCACAGGACGGGAATGCGCAAACGACGATCAGCCTCGAAGTAGACGGGCGGGCGATTGCCTCGTCGCCGCTCTATCTGCTCAAAGGGGCGTCGGCGCGCGCGATGACGAACAATGCGCAGGCCGATACCCCGATCAGCTGGCCCCAGCCGTCGAAGATCGTGGTCTTTCCGGCGTTCGATTACAGCGAGCAGATCCTCGTCAACTCCTATACGGGCGCCATGCAGGACTTCGCGTTCACCGATGCCGACAGCGGCCGGCGGGAGGTCTATTCGCGTGTCGATCCCGTGTTCTCCCTTCCGATGACCTTCTTCCGCGAATTCGGAGGCGGCGAGCGGCAGTTGATCGTCTCGACGGGCGGCACGACCGGCGCCGTGAAGAGCGCGCGTATGACGGTCGTGGTGAATCCTTGCGACAGCGGATCGTTCGTGCGCTGGCGCGATGCAACGGGATTGATGCGTTACTTTCTCTGGCATCCGACCGAGCGCGTCGACGACGTATCCGAAGACGAGACCTTCGAAACGCTCTCCGAGAAACTGACACCCGAACGCCACCGCACGATCACGGCGACCACGACCCATACGCTCCATAGCGGACTGGTCGACCGTGAACTGTTCGACCTGTGCGCATCGATTCTCTCCGGACGGGAGGTGCAGCTGTACGACGCCCGGCGGAAGGTGTGGATCGACGCCTATGTCGAAGACGGCGACATCTCGCGGACGAATGCCTGCATGCAGGACTGCGTGGTAGAACTTTCGATAAAGCACTTGACGCTATGACGAAGGAACTCTACATAAACGGTCAGTTGTGCGATCTGGAAGATACGCCGTCGCTGATCTTCCAGTCGCCGGTCTTCAACGATCTCGACGTGATCCAGAGCAACCGCAGCGCGGAGATCAATCTGCCGCTGACGCCCCGCAACCGCAAGGCCTTCGGTCTGATCGACCGCATCGACATCTTGGACGATTCGGCGGTATACGGGAAGTATTCGGCAGCGTACTACCTCGGCGGCTTTCCGGTCTTCACGCGGGGGTATGCGATGGTTACGGACGTAACCGACACGATCAACATCACACTCGTGTGGGGCAACATCGACAACTTCCAGCCGTTGTTCGACGCTTCGCTGCGCGATCTGCGCGAGCAGATCATCGAGGTGGCAGGAGCGGATTATGTCGAGTGGAACGAAGATACAAGCTATTTACTTAGGAATAGCCCGGTTTCTCCGTATACCGGTTTTATCGCAGTTGATTTCGGCGCATCGCTTATCGAATATGCAAAAGACTCTTCCGGTAACTGGTACATACCCGGAGAAAGCCGCCAATACTGGAAATATACGCATCCGTCTATCTACGTGGAAGCCGTATTAAACGCAATAGAACGGTACCACGGAATTATAATAGAAGGCAAAACTGCACTAAGTCGAATAGACGGTCATGATTTGTTAATTCCGCTCGTGTCGAAAAACTCAGGGCCGGATAGCTGGTACTCGGATCGGTTCGAGGCAAGTTCCGCCTATTTTACGAATAGCGATAATGGATATTATCCGCTGTTTTATCAAAAGGATAATATGGTATGGGATAAGAGAGGGATTGTTGTCGAAGATGTAATAAATAAGGGCTTGCCTTCGGAGGTGAAAGAATATAAAGAGTTCTATATTGCCAATACAAAAGTAGTAGACGTGTCGATACTTAGTTATGACGGGAAGCCTATTGTTTTTAACGGACATCGACAGGATGCGACGAAACCGGTCGAATTGCGTCTTGCCGGCCGCAAAACAGATGGCACAGAGCAGGTGTTGCTGTCAGTTTATGATTCGGGAAGCGGAATAGGTAACAGAGTTGTTCTCGCCTTGTCGGATATATTCAACAAGGAAGAAGTCGACGTCGAGGAATACAATGTGATCTGGTGGAGTTTGGAAAATTTCGTTACGAGCGGTGGCGATCAAACTCTCGTTTCGGCCCGGTTCATCATTACGCCCCATTTCGACGACATCCAATTCCCCTCTCCGTTTCCGATTGCCGAGAACCTGCCGGATATGACGCACGCGGAGTTCCTGTCGGCATTGATGACAATGGCCGGACTTTTCGCCTATCCGGACAGTTCGGATAGCAATACGATCCGCATGATGTCGCCCGATCGGTTCTATAATTCGACGGAGACGATCGACTACGATTACCGCATCGTCGGCTCGGGAGACAACCGGACGCCGAACACGCAGACCGACAGACGAATCGTCGACAGTCATCTCGACACAACGATTCAGGATTGGAGCCGCAAAGTGATTCTGAACGATCGGGGCGAAATCTGGCGGCCGGAGGGGACGGAGTTCACGATAGGGGATTATGCCCAGACCAACACGCTCGACTACGACAACGACGAGGACGCCGAGATGTTGAACACGCAGGGTATCATCTCCATCGACAACGAGAACATCGAGCTGGAGAACGAATTGGTATCATTGAATTTCTCGGCTTCGGCCAATCGTTTCATCAACAATACCGACAGCATCCACGACAAGACGACATTTGCCGTAGTTCCATGCTACGATGTCAAAAAGGATAAAGACGGAAATACCACCGATGTAACCTATAACAAGCCTTCACCTCGGATTCTCGCCTTGAATATAACGACATCCGACGGTTTGGCGCATTTCGAATACGGATACTTCCCCCGCACGATGTATTTCGGCGGGTCGGAGGGTATCGTGGCGAAACGGTATGCAGGCTACCAGCGGATACTGAAAAAGTTCCGCATGATTACGGTCTACGTCAAACTGACCGTGGCCGACATCTGCAATCTCGACTATACGCGGCGGGTTTACCTCGATGTCTACGGATGCTATTTCGCCATCTACTCCGTCACGACCGGTGAGGACGGTATATGCGAGTGTAAATTGATTAAACTGTAAAATTATGGCTACACAAGATTCGATCGATAAGATTATTAATATTCGCTTCAATTATAAGGAACTCGTTCAGGGTTGGGTAAAAGCCAACGAAGCTATTGAAGACAATAAGAAGATTTTGGCCGACCTCAAAAAAGAGTACGAGACCGGCCAAATTTCGCTGTCCGATTATAAAAAGGCACAATTAGAATTGAAGTCTACCACAAAAGCCTTGACGGATGAACAAAGACAGTATGAAAAAGAGATTCAAAATAACATTAAGGTCGAAAAAGAGCTTGACGGGTCTTTGAATCAACTACGCGCGAATCTGAACGGCCTTATTGCGCAGTATGGAAGGTTATCGGCCGCCGAACGCGAAAGCGCCAGCGGGAAAGCGTTAGCAGATCATATCAAAGCGCAGCGCGACGCCGTTAAAGAGGCGGAGGCCGCAATCGGCGATTATCGTTCGAATGTCGGCAATTATGAGAATGCCATTCAGAACACGCTTCCTGTTGGGAACAATTTCTTGCTGCAACTTGCGCAAACGGCTCAAAATGCGGGAGGCGTTACGAATGTCATTAAGGGTGCAGCAGGTGCCATTGGGTCTCTTGTTAAACAGATGGCGGCATTCATTGCTACGCCTATCGGAGCTGCTATTGCTGCTATCTACGCCAGCTATCAGGCGCTATCGTTTTCCATTCGGGAAGTAAATGCCCGTATTCAGGAGAACGAGGAACTATTCTACAAAAATCAGCGAGCAATGTCGGCCGCAGATGCGTGGAATGCAGCCTACACTAATTCGGTCGATAGAATGGGTGAAGTGATGGTAGAGACGACATCGAAATTCAAAACGTTTTGGACGCAGTTAAAAATCCTTGCGAAAAATGTAATGCGCTCGGGGTTTATAGGTGGTTTTATTAGCTTCTTGGGGCAAGGTGTTGAAGCTAATGAATTACAAAAAACATTCGACGAGTTAGCCGCTAAACAGGAAGAGCGAAACACCAAATACAGGGAAGACGTCGTAAGGATTGCAGAACTCGAAGCGGAAATAGCGGATGCGCGACTGAAATCGAACGATAAATTGAAAAACTCGGATGCGGAACGTGCAAAATATGCACAGGAAGCAATAGACAAGACGCGGGAAATGTTCAGAATCAAAAAGGACATCGCCCAGTTGGATTTCGAGATCGCGAAATTAAGTGCCGAACCGACTAAGAATTCAGTTGAGACAAACGACAAACTTGCAGAAATGGAAGCGGGGTTAAAACGGCTAAATGCTCAGGAAAATTCCGCTCTGCGGGAATTGCAAGAACGTCTGAATGAAACCAATGCAAAATCAATCCTCGACAGAGCGGGAATAAAAGAATCTGAGAAAAGTTCAAAATCGGCGAACGACGACCCGTATGCTGATGAATCCGGCGTAAAAAAAGCAGAACGAATGATGGAGGGGTATTATGCCCGCAGCAAACAGGAACTTCAAAAATGGGTTGACGAGCAACGGGAAATCATTCGTAAGACGGGTATTGACGTGATGGGTGATTTCGAAAAAATCCTGTCGCAGATGGACAAGGAGGTATCGGCCGAGTTCATATCCCAATATAATCAGAAACAGTCCGAATACCGGAATCGGATTCTGAATGCGCAGGCCACAGGCGGAGATGAGGCCGCGCAGAATGAAACCGTTGCCATTCTTCGGGAACAGTTGGCCGAATTCGATTCGTATGCCGCAGCGTACCGAGCAATGGGGGATTCGGCTATCGAAATAGACAACCGCCGGCTTGAAATGCTCATTCGCCTGCATGACGAAATGAATAAAGGCGCCCAAAAAGAGGCGCAGAGCATGCAAATGAGTTTCCAAGCCGCCAGCGATCTCGCGGGTGCGCTGGGTGGCTTGGCAGAAGAAGCTGGGGCGAGCGCGCCGGTTGTTGCAATGTTAGGTATCGCACAGGCTATCGCGTCAATGGGTGCAGCGTTAAGCAAGGCTTTTTCATCCAGTGCAACTGTTTGGGACGGTATTGCGGGTGCTGTCGCCGCCATATCGACAATTACAACCATTATATCTCAAATAAAGTCGTTGAATAGTACTGCGGCCGAGGAGGGCGCGAAATACCACTATGCCCGCGGCGGTCTTGTGACCGGCCCCGGCACGGGTACGAGCGACAGCATCCCTGCGCGGCTGTCCAACGGCGAGGCCGTGATGACGGCCCGTGCGGTCGTGGATTGGGGGCCGGTGCTCTCGATGATGAACGTGTCGAGCGGCGGCAACGCCATTCCGACGCGGCATCTTCCGGAGAAGAGTTCGGGGATGCGTCAGATGGAACATATGTTCGAGCGCGTGATGCGCCGGCTTCCGAACCCTGTCGTGACGGTCAGGGATATAAACAACGGTCAGCGGCGGGTCAAGGTGCAGGATGAGACGGCGCGCTACGCCGGACGCAAAAGGTAAAAAACAGCGAAAAGTTCGGAGGAACCCTTCCTGCGTATCCTATATTTGCTTCAAACACGAATTAACCCTTTTATAATAAATAAAAAAACAATGGCAGAATGTATCAATGATCTGGCAGGCGATATCCTGCAAGATTGCAACACGGCCTATGGGGTGGGCGTCGAGAAGATTGCCTATCTTATCAAGAAGTCCGATCTGGACGAATCGGCGACGACCTACACCAAACCGAAGATCACCAAGATCGCACTCAAATCCGGCAAGAGGGCCTATCGGTTCTCGATTCCCTCCAAAACGCCCTACAACGGGCTGATCTACGAGGATCAGAACGCCGAAATCGGCATCGCCATCAACAAGACGCTGCCGCTGCGTATGCTGGCCGACAGCCCCGCGAACTCGCAGAACATCGAGGCGTTCAAGAACGAGGACTGGGTCGCTGTCTACGAGAACAAGGCGAAGGGTGCGGACGGCAGCCAGGCGTTCTGTGTGATCGGCTACGAACAGGGCGCATCGATGCAGAACGCGACGCTCGACAAGTATGGCGACGGCTACAACGGAGGTTGGGGCGGCGACCTGATCGAGCAGAACGCACCGACGCCGCAGATCTTCTTCGACGCCGGCGGTATCGACGCTTCTCGCGCCGCGCTGGAAGCATTGTGTACTCCGGCCAAGTAGGGGGTATGCAACCGTTGGACTGGTACATGGAGAGGTGCGCATCGGGCACCTCTCTGTGCATGGAAGAGAAGAAGCGGATCGAATCGGATTATCGGGAAGTGTTCGGGCGTCCGATGCTTTCCGATTTCAGCGGCCGGTGTCCCAACCGGTTCCGTGATGCGGCCGCGATGATCGCCTCCTATTTGCGGAAGGAGCAGAAAGGCGCAAACGGCGGTTACATGCTCAAATCCGGCGTCGTGATCCGCTATCGCGGAAAACTCTACACACACCTGAATCTGACGGCCGCAGCGGCTCGGCATCATCTCAGACAACATCCGTCCAACGTACACGATTTCCTGCGTCTGGGCGATCTACCCAAAACCGAATGACACTATGGCAAATTATAAGATCAAAGACTTACAGCAAGCTCAGACCCTGAACGGTGCGGTTGCGTTGGAGATTCAGGACGGGGATAGCATGTCCACCTTCGCCACGCTCGACCAGATCGCCGAGTTTCTGGGGAACACAACCCCTGTGGTGTTGTTGACCAAAGCCGGCCCCATAGACGACAGCTATCTGCCCGATATGTCTGCCTCTGAAATCGCGGCAGCATACGATCGGATCGTTGCGGATCCGATTCACACGGTACCTGTTGTCAGGATTCCCGATAACGGAGGACAATACCTCGTACCGTCAGGATATGGAGTGCATGCCGATACGAAGGCCGTCGTCGGATATTATGCATCGCAGACATACGTGCTTCCGTCCAGTCTTACGTTGACATCGGAAACATTTACCTTATCGAGACTGCCGTATACGGCATCATCGATGGAGTGGGCCGATCTGCTCAACAACACGGCCCTTCCCTCCGGTTATCTCGGCATCGATAGCGACAGTACGAGCGAAGAGATCAGTGCGGCCGTCGGGGGTGTAGATGCATTCAGAAAGTTATGCTCGAAGTTGTTCAGGCGAAACTGTATCGTCGTTGTGTCGACCGATCCCGCTACGGCGAACAGGAGTGCATCTATTCCTGTGATAGTAAATGTAAAAAGGGGTGTTGGTCTGCCACTGAAAATAACACTCGAAATCGAATATATATCTTCGGGGAAATACATTGCATTGACCATTACAGCGTCAGGAGGCACCTTTTCAGCGATGCGTACCTCTGTGTCCGTATCGGATATTCCCGATGCATTCGCCGTCCTCGCCGCGTCGGATCGCAGCCTCGAAGCCCGCGTCACGGCCCTCGAACGGACGCTCACGGCTGTGCTGTCGGGCGACGCCGTGATCCCCGCATTGCAGGTCAGGGAGCTGGGCGTGTGGGGTTCGAACAACCTGATCCTGACAGGCAGCGGCGCCCCGACGAAAGCACCCGACCGTGCAGGCCAGCTCTACATCGACACCGCCTCGGGCGCCGTCTACAAATCCACGGGCAACGCGGCCGTGTCGGATTGGAAAAACCTCTAAAACCTCGATACCATGTCACAAGTAAATAAATATGCGGATCGTGCGGCGTATGCCTCCGACACGAATCGTTTGTCGACCCTTTCGGCCGTCTCGCTCATCGCCAGCGGCAACGAACTCATCTACGACGGTGTGAACGTCGTCGTGGGCAAGGATGCGGCCGCCGCGGGCGACTGCGCGGTCTACGACAAGACGGCCGGTGCGATCCGGTTCGTCAAGGGTGAGACCCTCTCGGCCGCACAGCTCCCCGAAAGCCTCACCCCGCTGGCCGTCGTCTATGCACGGCAAGGCGACAAGGTGCTGATCGTCTCGCTCGGCAATTTTACTACACCCCTCTGGGCTGCTTCTTACGAGGTCGCCCTGTCGGGCTTCGATCTCCCGGCCGGCGGGACGATCGTATTGAAATTCGCCGACAGATACGAAAAGACGATCACCTATACCGCCGGCGCCACGCTTTCCGACCTCGCAGCAGCTGTCAATACGGCATTGAGAACGGGCGAGGTGAATCTGTCCATTCCCGATCGCGGCGGCTGGTCGGCTGCGGCGGACGAGGCGACAGGGCGCGTCGTTCTCACGTCGAACGGCTATGCGAAATCATGGACGACGGTCGAAGCGGTGAGCGGGGCGACACTCACGACACGGACTGACGACACGAACTATCAAGTAGCCCTTACGGGACTGCTGCTCGACGAGGGTCAGACGGTCGAATACGTTCGACGCAAGAACGGCGTGAGTGATAAGCGGGCGGGAATGAATTCCGAAATGTTCCTGCAATATTACTCAGCAAACGGTACCGTCCCGACTTCGAACGTGCCGCTCGGTTCGGCGACGATCGTCAATCAGGCGTCGTTCGAAGGTTCCCAATTCTGCGCCGAGCTGCGCGCAACATATCCGGATTATGCGTCGTATCTCTTCGGCGAGCACATGGCTCAGTATCCGAGCGCTTACGGGGCGATGCTGCGTGACGGCAGGACGAACACAGCGAAGATCGGCCGCCTGCGTTTCACGGATATTTACGGTCAGAGCAAACCCTGTTATCCGGCCGCAGCGGCCGCACTCGAATACGGCGTCGCGGTCGAAGGTGCGACGACAGGACTCGAAGCGGGCGGCTGGTGGCTGCCGTCGGTCGAAGAACTCTACCTGCTCCTGCACGACCGCGTACTGACGGCCGACGATGTGGAACGCGACCCCGTGAACCGCACGCTGGTGCGTCTCGGAAAGGCGACTTTATTGGCAAACGCCGCTTCTTACTGGACGAGCTGCGAAGGTGATCTCGGCTCTGCATTCATCAGCTATCGTTCCCAAGGCGTTTTGTTTCCCTACGTCAGATGTATAAGGCAGCATGTGCGGCCCGTTTCCGCCTTGTAAAACGAAAATAATTATGAACATGGAAGAACTGCAAAAGAGAATCGACGCTTTGCAATCGCGGCAGCTGGCGCTGCGTGCGATCATGGCCTCCTCGGACGAGCGGGCTGCCAAATGTAGTAAGACGGGCGCATCGTTCCGAGAGACCTATCCCCGAGACTTCGCACGATACCAGGAGGCGAACGCCGAGTACAACCGAAACGAGATGACCCTCGCCGAGCTCGAAGCCGAGCGGATGGCGCAGCGCGAAGAGGTGGAATCACTGCATGTACACGACGCCTAACCTTTGAAATCGCTATGGAATATCTCCCCGCAATCATCAGTGCCCTCGGGACTATTATCGCTGCGTGGTTCGCCTATAACCAGTACAGCAAAAACAAGCTGACCGACCTGAAAATCGAGAAGTTCAAAAAGGACGAAGAGACGAAAAGCATCCGTCGGGCCGACAATTCGTCTATCGTGTACGGTGAGTTGTGGAGCGTCCTGCACGAGCTGGATGCCGATCGGGTCTATATCGTACAGCCGCATCCGCTCGGCAACGAGAGCCTGCTGTCCGTCTATTACGAGGTCAAGCGCAAAGGGGTGGAACCGATGAAACCGCACATGCAGGGCCTTCCGATTTCGGAGGTGCCGAAGTTCAGCAGCGATCTGGTGAAGAACCTCTTCCTCTACATCACGGACATCGACGAGCAGGTGAACGACAAATATGCGAAGTCCATCCTTTCGAGTTACGGATGTCGGGCGGCCATCATCAAACGGCTCAACGACAACCGCCACGACTGGATAGGCAGCATCTTCTGCGAGTTCACCCGCCCGCTGTCCGTATCGGAGGAGAATGCGTGGGAGATCATGCACACGGCGGCCATGAACATCCAATACCTGCTGCCCGAGTATCGATAACGTATAAATCGCTTCAACCTTAATACTGTAAAAGCCATGAAAAAGCAAGTCGAAATCGCGCTCTGCGTGTCGGCCGCCGTCATTGCGCTGGTCGTTCTGTTCAACCTCCTGCCGAGCGGCATCCGCACTACGGCGACGCTCTGCGCAGGATTCGGGGCGGCCGCAGGAGCCGCCGCAGGCTGGCGGGCAAAGATGTGGTATGACCGAATGAAAGGATAGGTATGGCAACGTATTTCACCCTTTCCGAATTGCTGCGTTCCGATACGGCCGCAGCGCGCAGCATCGACAACGCGCCGTCGCACGACGTCATTCGCCGGCTCAATGCGCTGATGGACGAATGCCTCGATCCCGTGCGCGAACTTTGGGGCAAGCCGATCGGCGTGAACAGCGGCTACCGATCGCCGGCGCTCAACGCAGCCGTCGGCGGAGCTGCGGCAAGCCAGCACATGAAGGGCGAAGCGGCCGACATCACCACCGGCAGCGTCGCGGATAATCTGCGGCTGTTCGAACGCATCGCAGCCAGCGCGATCCCCTTCGACCAGCTCATCGACGAGAATCGGGGCCACTGGATCCATATTTCATACCGTGCCGACGGGAAGAACCGAAGGCAGGTGTTGCATCTGTGAGGAATGAGGGCAGTTGTCAAGAATTATTTGACAACCGCCCCGAATTAGAATACGCTCTTTGAAATATTGGAATTGCCAGTTCGTTCGAAAATTGAGCGTTTTCGCTAAGCC